CGTGTTTTTTGTTGGATCAGATCATTTGGAAATGTTAAAAAAATTAAATGATTCTAGCAAATCAAAATAAGGCATTTAATGGACAAATCTCTATGGGCTGAGAATCTGCTGAAAGATGAGTGGTTCCAGCAGATGATGTCGGAACTAAAGACAGCAGAACTTAACAAGTTTGCATTGAGCCAGTATGATGACATCTCGACCAGAGAACAGGCATACATGACGCTCAGGACGCTAGATATTGTCGAAACGTATCTTGAAGGGCTATCGGCGCAGAAGAAGATTGATGCTAAAAAACTAAAGATTTTGTAACCCGTTTCGGGCGGTTCCCGATATAATTTAGGAAAGAAAACATGAGCGATACTCAAGGAACGACACCGGATTCCGGTAGTCCAGAGTTGACTGTAGGTGGTGCAGCTAACGCTATCTTGGGTCTAATGGGATCAGAAGAAGGCTCCGAACAGGAACAACCTGAACTGAACTCAGAGGCCAACGATAGCGAAGCCGAATCCGAGGAATACGAGGCGCAAGCTGACGAGTCTGAGGAGGTAGAACAAGAAGATGAGCAGGATGAGCAAGAGGAGCCTCAAAAGTTCCGGGTCAAAGCAGCCGGAGAAGAACGTGAGGTAACCCTTGATGAGCTTATCAAGTCTTATCAACTTGGCACAGACTATACGAAGAAATCGCAAGCTGTAGCTGAAGAACGCAAGGCAGTTGAGGCTGAACGTCAGCGTATCGAGGAAGCTAAGTATCTCCGCGATCAATATGCGGAGAGGTTGCAGGTGATTGAGCAGATGCTTAACCAGCAGCCGGAAACTGAGAATCTGGACTATCTGAAGGAAACCGACCCTATTGGGTACGCAGTTAAGGTTGCAGAGTTATCACAGCGGGAAAAGCAGTTAGCTCAAGTTCAGGCTGAACGACAGCGAATTGCACAGCAGCAGGAGCAGGAACGTCAGGAGCAACTCGGTCATGTAATACAGGCTGAAGCTCGTAAGCTGGCAGAGGCAATACCTGAATATGCTGATCCACAGAAGGGTGAGGTAGCTCGGCGGGAACTGCGGGAGTTTGGTCAGAAGCTAGGATTCACAGAGCAGGAATTAGCGGGAATCTATGATTCTCGGCAGGTTCTAACGTTATGGAAGGCGATGCAGTACGACAAATTACAGTCTGCAAAGCCTAGTATCACGAAGAAGGTGAACGAAGCTCCGAAGGTAATGAAATCGGGTGTTTCTCAGCCTCGTGATGGTAACGACGAACTGCGAAAGTTAAAAGCGAAGGCTAAGCAGACCGGAAGGGTTGCTGATGCCGCAAGAGCATTTGAACGATTCTTATGAGGAATTAAATCATGGCAACATTTACAGCACATAGCGCAATTGGTCAGCGCGAAGATTTGACCGACATCATCTATGACATCTCGCCAACTGAGACACCATTCATGTCTTCAATTGGCAAGACCAAGGCTACTGCCGTTTATCACGAGTGGCAGACTGACTCGCTGGCTCCTGCTACTACGGCTAACGCTGCTGTTGAAGGTGCAGACGCTACATCGGCAACTCTGTCTCCTACCGTCCGTCTTGGTAACTACACCCAGATCATCCAAAAGACCGTTCAGGTTTCGGGTACTCTGGACACAGTAAACAAGGCTGGTCGTAAGTCGGAAAAGGCTTATCAGTTGGCTAAAGCATCGGCTGAACTGAAGCGCGATCTGGAAACCATCCTGTTGGCTAACCAAGGTCGTTCGGCTGGTACATCGACTGTTGCTCGTAAGCTCGGCTCGATCCTGTCGTGGATCAAGACTAACTCGGACGTTGGTTCGGGTGGTGCTGACCCTGCGACTATCGGTGTTTCGACCCGTACCGATGGCACACAGCGTACCTTCACTGAGGCTCTGCTGAAGACCGTTGTTTCCGAGGTGTTCGTATCAGGCGGTTCTCCGAAGATTCTGATGGTTGGTGCTGCTGGTAAGCAGAAGGTATCGTCGTTTGCTGGTATCGCTGCACAGCGTTACATGGCTCCGGGCAATACTCCGACCACCATTATCGGTGCAGCTGACGTTTATATGTCGGACTTTGGCACGATGTCGGTTGTTCCTAACCGCTTCATGCGTACCCGCGATGCTCTGGTGCTTGACCCTGAGTACGCAGCACTCGCTTACCTGCGTCCATTCCAGACTAATGATCTGGCTAAGACTGGTGACAGCGAGAACACTCAACTCTTGGCTGAAGTAACTCTGGAAGTCAAGAACGAGGCTGCTCATGGGATAATTGCGGACTTAGATATGAGTCTGTAAGTAGCAAATAGCCCCTGCCTAACGGTGGGGGCTAACTATAATAAGGAAAGCATTATTGCTCTTGTTATAGGAACACTAAAACAAGGAATTTATGAGCAACCCGATACGGACTCAGACAGTACATGAAGACGGTGATGGCGGGATTATCATCGAGACTAAGCAGGATGTAACTGAGATTATCGAAGCCAATAAGCGGCAACTGGAATTTGATAAATTTCGCCAAGGACACCTAAACGAGCTTCACCATGTAGCCAGAATACCCTTTACGGTAATTGATGTACTGAACCAACAAGGGATTATGAAGGGCTTTAACGTGGTGGACGACGTTGGTTTTGCTAGGTGGCTGAACGATCCTGAAAATGCTGTCTGGAAGACGTATCGAGGAACTATATGAGAGTTGGTGTTTGTGTCCCATGCCGGGATGAGGTGCATACAGGTTTTGCTTTTGACTTTGCTCGGATGGCAGCGCATGATGCGTCAGTACGTTGCAAAGATGGTAAAGGCGGTTTAAGTTTATACACAATGCCGGGAACGCTGATATTTGACCAGCGTGAGAAGTTGGCAGAAGTGGCATTAGGTGAAGGATGTGACGCGCTATTGTTTATTGATAGCGATATGCGGTTTCCGCATGACATCATTACCATAATGTTAAGTAGGAATGTGCCGATTGTTGGTGTAAATGCAACGACTAGACGTAAGCCTGTAACGCCTACAGCCAAGATACTCACAAGGTATATGGACGGTGATACAGAGGTTCGTAAGTGGTCGAACATTGACTCTCGCGGCAAGGAAGGGATTGAGGAAGTTACAGCGGTTGGGTTTGGTGCTGTGATGATCCGTAAGGAAGTGTTCGAGAAGACCGGAAGACCTTGGTTCGATGCTGGATGGGGTTCTAATGGTATATGTGGTGAGGATGTGTTCTTTTGCGTCAAGGCTGGTTCTGAGGGTTTTCAGACGTATGTAGACCATGAACTATCGATGCACATCCGGCACATCGGCACTTACGAATACGGTTGGAAAGATTTTGAGCAGCTAGAGGAATAACATGAGTTTTGCGACCTATGGCGAGTTAAAGACAACGATAGCTAACTATCTGGCTCGTAGTGATCTGACTTCAGTTATTCCAGACTTTATCCGTCTGGCTGAGACTAGGTTGCAGAGAGACCTAAGAATTCGTCAGATGTTAGTGGTAGCTACAGCAACAACAACGGGTGGCGATTCAACACTTGGATTGCCTACCGACTTCTTAGAGATGAGGGATATTCATCTCAACACGACTCCGATTACTACGCTACGTTACAAGGCTCCTAATTCGTTTTATCAGGAATCTAGGGTAACGGATGGCGGCAAGCCTCTTGATTACACTATTCTCGGTGCGGAGATGCAGTTAGCTCCGGTTCCAGATTCGTCTTATACGGCGCAGATGTTGTATTACGCCAAGCCTCCTGTATTATCAGATTCAAACGCTAGTAACGTATTCTTGGCTTATGTGCCTGATGCGTTGCTATATGCGTCTTTGGCAGAGGCAGAGCCGTATTTGATGAATGATGCAAGGGTGCAGACTTGGGCTTCCTTGTATTCTAGGGCGATTGATTCTATCTCTACGTCCGACCAAGCAAGTGAGTATAGTGGTCAACCTATGTCTATGTCTTATAACGTGAGGTAAATCATGGCTGAGATGTCAAATTATCTGGAGAACGCGCTAATTAACGCTACTCTCCGCAATACGAGCTACACAAGCCCTGCGACGGTTTATGTAGGTCTTTACACCACTGATCCGGGTGAAGGGAACACGGGTACTGAGGTATCTGGTGGTTCCTACGCTCGTACAGCGGTAACATTTGGTGCGCCTAGCAACGGTGTATCAACGAATAGCGCGTCAGTTACTTTCCCGACTGCTACTGGCACATGGGGTACTGTGACTCACGTTGGCATTCTGGATGCGACAACTAGCGGCAACCTGCTGTATTACACAGCCTTGGATGCGTCTAAGTCGATTGCTTCTGGTGATGTATTCACGATCTCGACTGGTAATCTTTCCGTAACTCTGGAGTAATCTATGGCACTCGTAATTGCTGACCGAGTTCGGGAAACGTCCACCACGACCGGCACAGGCACATTAACACTGGACGGTGCAGTAACGGGCTTTCGTACTTTTAGTTCAGCAATTGGCGATACCAATACTTGCTACTACACAATCACACTAGGTGCTGATTATGAGATAGGCGTAGGTACGGTAGGTGCTGGTACGTTGGCTAGGACTACGATCCTAAAATCGTCGAACAGCAATAGTGCGGTTAACTTTAGTGCTGGCACTAAAGACGTATTTGCGACTTATCCGGGTGAAAAGGCTGTCACTAATGACGGTACTGAAACACTTACGAATAAGACAATTACAAATCCTACTGTAAATGGCTCATCTACCGTTGGTGGGCAGATAAATTTTGCAGAAGCATCAAACAATGGATCAAATTACATTGGTTTAGTTGCTCCTGCTTCAGTTTCTACAAATTTGGTATTTACGCTTCCTGCAACGGATGGAACTAGCGGTCAGGTATTGCAGACAAATGGCTCAGGAACTTTATCTTTTGCCACTTCTAGCGGAATATCAACAGGAAAAGCCATTGCTATGGCTATCGTTTTCGGAGGCTAAATCATGGCTGCACCTAATGTAGTAAACGTAGCAACAATTACAGGCAAGACTGCTGTGCAAGCGGTTGGAACGTCTGCGACAGCGATTGTCACTAATAGTAGTGGTAGCGGAAAAGTTCTAAAAGTTAATGCGCTGTATGTTAGTAACGTGGACGGAACTAACAATGCCGATATTACTGTTGATCTGTTCCGTAGTTCAGTTGCTTACAGAATTGCATTAACCGTAGTTGTTCCTGCTGATGCGTCGCTTGATGTTATTAGCAAGCCAATTTACCTAGAGGAAGGCGACAGCCTTCGTCTAACGGCTAATGCTGCGAGCGACCTTGAGGCCGTTTGCAGCTACGAGGAAATTAGCTAAATGGATCGGGAGAACGGTGGCGTTATTGGCAAGGATAATACGCCTACGACAACTTCTGCCTCTGGTGTTTGGTCGCTTTCTGAGGTTCAGGAGGCGAGACAGGCTGGTATTTGGCCTAGTCTGTCTGTGGCTATTGAGTATCTTGTCATTGCTGGCGGCGGTGGTGGCGGCGCGTCTAATGCAAGCGAAGGTGGCTCTGGTGGTGGTGGAGCCGGAGGATATAGAACAGCATCGAATGTGCTGTTAAACCCCGGCATTTCTTACACAGTTACTGTAGGAGCTGGCGGTAGCGGAGGCACTAGCAACGGAGCCGGATCAAGCGGATCAAATTCCGTGTTTGACACCATCACCTCAACTGGTGGCGGTTTTGGTAGGGGCGGCGGTGCTAATGGCGCTGGTGGCTCTGGCGGCTCTGGTGGTGGCGGGAAATACGGCGCTGGTGGTGCTGGAACATCTGGTCAGGGTAATAATGGTTCTGCATCATCCATTACTGGAACTAGCGTAACTAGAGCTGGTGGTGGTGGCGGTGGTGCGTTTAGTGGCTCTGGCGGTGCTGGCGGTTCCGGTGGCGGTGGAGCAGGTGCGAATCATGGAACTGCTACTACTGGTGGGTCTGGAACTGCTAATACAGGTGGCGGTGGTGGTGCTGCTAGAACAGGTGGAGCCGGTGGTTCTGGTGTTGTGATTATTCGCGCACCAAGAACAGCGACATCAACAACAGGATCGCCGACCACAAGCACAGACGGATCTTTCACCATCTACACGTTTACTGGTTCTGGTTCGATCACTTTCTAATGATGAGGAATAAATGAGTCGCGGAAACGGCGGGGTCATTGGAAAGCGAAATGCTCCTACGACATCGAGTGCGTCTGGGGTTTGGTCGCTAAAAAGAAACCAGACTGCTAGGCAGTCAAGTTCATGGCCAATTTTGTCTTTCGGAACCATTGATTATCTTGTTGTTGCTGGTGGCGGTAGCGGAGGAAGTGCGCCTGGAAGTCAAACGGGTGCAGGTGGTGGTGGCGCAGGCGGATTGCTGGCATCAACGTTCGTCGCGCAATCAGCAGTTGCTTATACGATTACAGTAGGAGCTGGTGGTGCCTCAACATCAAACAACGTAAACGGGAATCAAGGGTCAAACTCTGTATTCGACACTATCACGGCAACAGGTGGCGGATTTGGGGCAAGGAATAACTCTGGTGGAGCAATTGCTGGAGGTAGTGGCGGCTCTGGTGGTGGCGGTGGTGCAGGAACATCTGCTGG